ATGACTTGCCCACGAGTGCTTCCCTTGCTGCTGATCTCCTTGATTTTGAGAACCGTATCACGGCTCTTGAAACTGCATAATATAGGATCATTAACATGACTATTTATGATGAAAATGATCCTAGACTGGAAGGTTATAAACCAGTCGAAGATTTTCGGAAGAAGGATCATGACCGATCCTCTCGCCGTATTAGGGACATGCCTTATGGACACCGGAAACAGGATGGAAACCTCTCTCCTGCGGAACTGAATTTTGGCATCATTGACATCAACGATATTTCGTTGGGTCAAAAAGCGATCCTGCACAACGACGGTTACGACGACCTCCCGATCAATGCGATGTCCATCGTCGGGGATTTTGTCATGACCACAAACTGTGGTGCTTCGCTGAAACCGGGCGAGATGTGTCAGATCAACATCCAGTTCAACCCCAAGCATGAGGGAATCCTGACGGGTGGTCTCTATGTGGATACCGGGGACGCTGCTGGTACGGAATTTGTCAAGCTGCGAGGCACTGGCGAACTCTCTGAAGTGATCGACCCTGTCGATCCGATCCTTCCTGAAGGATGACCCGATGTGGCCTGCGTGTGAGGCGTATATCAACGGCACTGGACCTGCTCCTGTGTTCCGGTATCACCGCTTCTGGGCGCAGTCCGAATTCGCCATCTCTTGTGCTACCATGGACAAGTATTTCGATGAGTACATCGAAACCGACACCGATTATGAATATAACCCGTAAGGAAAATATTATGAACCTGTCTCAAGGATTTTCACCGGAAATCAAGAGCTATGTTCTGGCGTCTGAGGGTGGTTATGTGAACCACCCGAAAGACCCCGGCAAAGCCACTAACATGGGGATCACCATCGGTACGCTTCGTGCATGGCGTGGCGGTCGTGTGACCAATGAGGATGTAAAGAACCTCTCTAAGGAGGAAGCTCTGTCGATCTACAAACGACAGTATTGGGACAACATGCAATGTTCCTCCCTTCCTCTGGGTCTCGATTATCTGGTATTGGATTATGGTATTAACTCTGGTCCAGCCCGTTCGATTAAAGACCTTCAGCGTACCGTTGGTGCTGCTGATGATGGTGTAATGGGTAAGTTTACCCTGAATGCCATTATGGAGTTTATCCGTCGTCGGAGCTTGCCTGATCTGTTGCTGGCATTTGCCACCCGTCGTTGGAACTTCGTGAAAAATCTCTCGACGTTCTCGACCTTCGGAACCGGCTGGAAACGCCGTATCTGGGGTGCTGAAGAAGGGATGCAGACCGGAGACAGTGGTGCTGTGGATCGGGCACTGAAGATTTCCGAACATCGCTATGATGCTGTGACCACGCCTGAAGCAACTGTCGGTGCCGCCTTCCCTGAGAAGCCCGGTGTCGGTGACATGCTGAAAGACCCTGCTGTGCTCTCTGGTGGGGCTGGTGCTCTGGCTACCATCTTGGGTGCTGTACAGAATCAACCGATCTTGCAAGGTGCTGCTGTGCTGGGCGTGGCTACGGCTGTGTTCCTCTATATCAAGAGCAAACGTGCAGAAGACCCCTCGTAATGGGGTGGACCCTTCTCTCTTGGTTCGGTGACAACTGGCTCCTCATTCCTTGGGGGGCCGGTATCGTCGTGGCCTACATCTACGGTGGCAGAAAACTTGCCATCGTGGTGCTCACATTGGGCTTTGGAATGGTGGCTTATCGGAAAGGTGCTTCACATGAGCGTGACAACTATGAGGAGAGAGCCAAGAAGATAAATGAGGACCGTGAAAATGCTTACGATGAGATTAATAATCGCCGGACTAACCGTGATAATGTTCTTGAACGGTTGCGCGACAACGATTACTGATTGTCCAAGACCTACTCGAATTGACCCTGCAATTCAGACCCAAGCGGCTGAAGAAGTGGCATTGCTTCCCGAGAATTCGGCCATATCCATTGTGCTGGCAGCAGCACTGGATGACCGGGACAAGCTGAGAGCATGTAGGGTGATTAACTAGACAGGTTACTCTCTAAATCAGCTTGATAATCTGAAATATAGGCACTTAGGTGTCTATTTTTCTGCTGATATTGGAAGTAAGATGGACGATGAGATGGTGTCTCAGCTTTTTTCTTATCTGTTTGCGACTTATGGTCCGATTGCCTTCCCTGTCGTAGGTCTTTTGTTGATTATCAAATACCTAATGGACAAGGATAAGCAACGTGAGACTAATCACAAATCAGAATTGGAGGCTGAGAGAGAGCGAACTCGCTCTGAACGTAAACGTGGGGACGACCTGCAAATGGAACTTCTCGGAGAAGCAAAGGGTCATGCGGTGCTGGCAGAGGAACTTAAAAATGCACTGCAAGTTCTTGTTCAGAGAGGTACGTCCTGAAATGTGGAACCTTTTTAGAGCTGTAAATCTGGAACCGACAATTCCAAATAAAGGATGTGACATTAAACCCGCTTCACATCCTGAAGAAAGTGTGGATGACGCTGCATACATGCAAGAGTTGAATAAGTCCCGGTTGAGGACTTTGGTTGCAAGACAGCAAATATCCCTGATCCATGAGCAGCTTGCCTTGCAGGCATTGGATCACATGAGAGGCGGGAAAAAGGCATGATGACACTTACGCAGTTCAGTGCGGTCTGGTTGGCAATTACTATGGTAATTGGTTACTTGGTTCTGTTCTATAATACTAATTTCATTATATCGAAGTTTATCGCTGACTGGGTTGCCCTAATCGGTCTGTCGTTCATGTCGGCATCGACCACCCCTGCGGCTTGGTTTGCTTTCAGGAATGGTATCAGCAGTGACCGGGATAGGTTCATCTTTTCCTACTGGCTCATCTGGACGATCATCTTCTGTCAGCGTGTCTGGATCATCCTGCTGGCGACCATAGAGAGACCTGATTATCTGGTGTTCAGCCCCATTTCTGGTGTGCTGGCTGTGGTCCTTTCCATCGCTGCGGGCTTCGGTGCTGCTGCACCCTTGTCAGGAGAAATCCCACCCCATAAAAAGGATGTGGTAATCTTCACAATAGCTGCTGGATTTTCTGGCATAATTGCTGGTATAGCTATAGGTGTTTATATGGTTGCTGGCTGGAAAATATAATAGGATATTAACATGGCTGACGTAGAGACCGTTCAATTCACGGGGGGAAACCACGCGGTCAACCCGGCCATGGCTCCGGCCATCACTGAATGGGAAAAAGAGCCTGATGTCAAAATCCTCAAGGAAGAACTTGAGGCAACGAAGCAGTCTCATGACAACCACATCGTCAACGTCGAACGGTGGAGAGACCTATCAACTGTCAAAGGAGCGGCTCGTCCCAAGAAGGTGACGGGTCGTTCTGCTGTTCAGCCGAAGCTCATCAGGCGTCAGGCAGAATGGCGGTACTCGGCTCTGACTGAGCCTTTCCTTGGTTCAGACAAGCTGTTCGATGTGGACCCCGTGACCTTCGAAGACGAAGCAGGGGCCAAGCAGAATGATCTGGTCATCAACTGGCAGTTTCGCACCAAGCTGAACCGTGTGGAATTCGTTGATGAATACATCCGTACCAACGTCGATGAAGGCTCGTGCATCGTTCGTCTGGGCTGGAAACGGCAGACCAAAATGGTGCAGGAGGAGGTGGCAGAATTCACCTTCATGCAGCCTGAAACCGAGGAGGATATTCAGCTTCTCGAACAGGCCATCATGCTTCAGGCACAAGACCCTCGTGGTTATGAAGATAATGTACCAGAAGAACTGCGTGCAGCGGTAGACTTCTACCATGAGACCGAGCAGCCCAGCGTTGCTGTGCAGACCGGGACCAAGATGGTTGATGTCGAGAAAATTCTCGATAACCGTCCCACTGTCGAAATCATGGCCCCGGAGAACGTGTTCATTGATCCCTCCTGTGGAGGTGATCTGGACAAGGCTATGTTTGTCATCGTGTCCTTTGAGACCTCAAAAGCTGAGATGCTCAAGGAACCTGAGCGGTACAAGAACCTCGAATATGTGAACTGGGAGAACGCCACTGTCGTCACGACAAGCGATCATTCCAGCAATACCCCTGACAACTTCAACTTCAGGGACACCCTGCGGAAGCGGATCGTAGCCTATGAATACTGGGGTTTCTACGACATCGAAGGCAATGATGAACTGGTGCCCATCGTCGCCACATGGGTCGGTGACACCATGGTCCGTATGGAGAAGAACCCCTTCCCCGATGAGCGTCCTCCGTTCGTCGTAACCAACTATATGCCCATCAAGCGTGAGCTTATGGGTGAGCCTGATGCTGAACTGCTGGAAGACAACCAGAACATTCTGGGTGCTCTGACCCGTGGCATGATCGACCTCATGGGTCGTTCGGCCAACAGCCAACAGGGTATCGCCAAGGGCATGTTGGATATTCTCAACCGTCGTCGGTATGAGAATGGACAGGATTATGAATTTAATCCCACCATGAACCCGCTTCAAAATATTATCGAGCATAAATACCCGGAAATCCCGAATTCTGCTCTGACTATGCTTCAAATCCAGAACCAAGAGGCAGAGGCTCTCACAGGCGTCAAGAGCTTCTCTGGTGGCATCTCCGGCGAAGCCTATGGGGAAGTGGCTGCCGGTATCCGTGGTGTGCTGGACGCTGCCTCCAAGCGTGAGATGGCAATCCTGCGTCGTCTTGCCAAAGGCATGACTGACATCGGTAAGAAGATCATCTCCATGAACGGTGAGTTCATGTCTGAGGAGGAGGTCATTCGGATCACGAACACCGAGTTCGTGACCGTCAAGCGTGAGGAACTGAAGGGCAACTTCGACCTGAAGGTGGACATCAGCACGGCTGAAGTGGACAACCAGAAGGCTCAGGATATGGGCTTCATGCTTCAGACGATGGGTCCAAACATGGACTTCTCGATTACCAAGCTAATCCTTGAGGAAATCGCACGTCTCAAGCGGATGCCTCTGCTGGCTGAGAAGATCAAGCAGTTCGAGCCACAGCCTGATCCTCTGGTCGAGAAGACCAAAGAGCTTGAGATCATGAAGCTCGAAAAAGAGATCGAAGAAATCGCAGCCCGTACAGGACAGCTTCACGCTGATGCTCAGAAGAAACTGTCTGAAGCAGACGCCAATAACCTCGATGTGGTGGAGCAGGAAACTGGCACCAAACACGAGCGTGACATGGAGAAGCAGAAGGGTCAGTCCGAAGGCAACCAGAACCTTGAGATCACCAAGGCTCTGCTGACAAAACGCAAAAACGCCAACGGGGGCGAAGACCCCGGTAACGTCGATGCAGCGATTGGTTGGAATGAGATGAGCAAGCGTCTCCCCTCTGGGGGACGTGGCTTGTCGAATGATATTGGGAATATTGGGTCATTCATTAATAGAGATGAGACAAGCAGATTTGACCCTAGACTTTCTCTTAATTCCAAGTATTTTCAACCAAATGATGACCCGGCATTAAACCCGGCAATTCGTCTGTAAACCCAAACGATAATAGAGAGTAATGTAATGTCCGAAATCCAAGAACTTGAGAGCCACAAAGAAGACCTGAAGCGTCAGGTTGAACTGCGGGACCAAATCCTCAAGCTGTCGGAAAACCACGATTTTCGAAAGGTTATCCATGATGATTTCTTCGAAAAGGAGACAGCCCGGAATGCCCGCATCGGTGGTGATCCCAACCTCGATGAGAAACAACGCAACGACGCCCTTCAGATGGCAATGGCAGCAGGACACCTTCAACGGTATCTGTCTGCACAGGTGCTGATGGGCAACCAAGCCGAGAACACGATCTATCAGATCGATCAGGCTCTGGAAGAACTTCGTGCTGAGGAGACTGATTGATTATGGCTGACGATGAAAAAGACGACTTCTTCGGGATGTCAGACGACGACTTTCTGAAGCTCAATCTGGAACCCGCTCAAAACGAACCGGAGGATGATGATCCCTCTGGTTCAGAAACCGAAGGGAATGACGATGCTGCCAACGCTGGTGGGGACGATTCTGCCGCTGATGGCGGTGCTTCTGGTGATGATGATCCGGCACTGGACGGCAAAGGGAAAGACGACGGGGAAGACGACGGGGAAGACATCCCCGGCGACGACCCGGAAGACGATCCAGAGGGTGAGGAGGAGGATGACCCCAAACCCGGCAAGGATGGATCACCGGATGGAAAAAAGCCGGATGAGGACGACCCTCAAGCAGGCAAAGATGCTGAAGGCAAAGACAAGGCCAAGGACGAACAGAAGGGCAAAGACGAAGCGGTAAAGCCCGCCAAAGACGAACCCAAAACGACCGAACAGCCTGCCCCGGCGACAGCCAAAACGTCCAAGGATATGAAGCCGGAGGAGCTTGCGAGCTTCTACGACGAGGTGATGAAACCGTTCAAGGCGAACGGTCGAGAGATCAATCTCCGCAACCCTGATGAGGCAATCCGCCTCATGCAGATGGGTGCTGGGTATGGTCGGAAGCTGCAAGACATGCAGCCTCACTTGAAGACCCTTCGGATGCTGGAAAAGAACAGCTTGCTCAGTGAGGATAAACTGAGCCATTTGATCGAGTTGGATAAGAAAAATCCTGATGCGATTAAGAAATTAATCAAGGATAGTGGTATAGACCCACTTGACTTAGATATGGAAGATAATGCAAATTACCGTCCAAAGGACCACAGCGTATCTGATGGTGAGGTCGCATTCTCTGAAGCTCTGAAGGAGGTAACTTCTCAGACAGGTGGACGAGATACGATCCAGCACATCAACTCGACGTGGGACAAGCAGAGCAAGGAATTTCTCTGGGGAAACCCTGAAGTTCTAACGGCTATCCAAGAGCAGCGGACCAATGGCGTCTATGCCACGATCACCGCTGAAATAGACCGTAAACGAATGCTCGGTGAAATCGCCCCGACTGTCCCGTTTCTGGAAGCCTACAAGATTGCCGGTGATGCCTTGGTGGAAGCCCAGTCACTGAACCAGCCCGGAAGCCAACAGGTTCCAAATCCTTCCCAGCAAGCCCCGGCTCCAAAGGCCGATCAGCAGGCTGGACGTGTATTGGGAACCCGAACCGCTGCCCCGAAATCTTCGGCCACGAACAGCGACAAAGCGAAGGCTGCATCCTCAACGCCGTCTTCGTCCCGCAAAGCTAAGGACATCGTTAATCCGCTTGAAATGGCAGATGATGATTTTCTGAAGCAGTTCGATAACCGTCTCTGATAATCGGAAGTAAATCTGGTCAGAGTTATCTAGGAAAACCTCGATGTTGAATTATAACGCTCCAATCGACGGTCAGAAGTCTGCCATCGACGGTAGCAACTCTGACCAGATGAACACGTTCAAATGGCTGAAGAAAGCCCTGATTGAAAGCCGGAAAGAGCAGTTCTTCATGCCCCTTTCCAGCACGATCAACATGCCGAAACACTACGGCAAGACGATCAAGGTGTTCGAATACATCCCTCTGCTGGATGACCGGAACACCAATGATCAGGGTATCGACGCCACTGGTGCAACTATTGTCGATGGCAACCTCTATGGTTCGTCCAAAGACATTGGCACGATTACCAACAAGCTGCCCACGCTGACCGAGAACGGTGGACGTGTGAACCGCGTTGGCTTCACCCGGATGACCCGCGAGGGTTCGATCCACAAGTTCGGTTTCTTCACTGAGTTCACTCAGGAAGCCATGGACTTCGACAGCGACGACGGGCTGAAAGAGCACCTGTCCCGCGAGTTGATGAACGGTGCCGTCCAACTGACCGAAGCCGTGCTTCAGCGTGACCTTCTGGCCGGTGCAGGTACGATCCTGTTTGCTGGTGCTGCCACCAACGACGGTGAAATCACTGGTGAAATCGTCCCTGCTGGTACTAGTCCTGTCACCCCGGAAATCCCGGCCTCGTTGGTGACATACCAGAACCTGATGCGTTTGGACCAAATCCTGAACGACAACCGGACGCCGAAGCAGACCAAGATCATCACTGGATCGCGGATGCAGGACACCAAGACGATCCCATCGGGTCGTGTGATGTTCATCGGTTCTGAGCTTACCCCTCTGGTTCGGGGTATGACCGACCTGTTTGACAACGAAGCCTTCATCCCTGTGCAACAGTACGGCGATGCCGGTACGATCATGAACGGCGAGATCGGCTCTGTCGATGCGTTCCGTATCATCGTTGTGCCTGAGATGCTTCATTGGGCCGGTGCCGGTGCTGTGGTCGATGATAACCCCGGTTATCGTTCGTCCATGGTCGATGGTGACGACAAGTACGACGTGCATCCGATGCTGGTTGTGGGTGATGACAGCTTTGTCACCATCGGTTTCCAGTCCAGCGGCCAGACGGTGAAGTTCTCCGTCATGACCAAAATGCCCGGTCGTGAGACTGCGGATCGGAATGACCCCTACGGCGAGACCGGGTTCTCCTCGATCAAGTGGTACTACGGTATCCTGATCAAGCGCCCTGAGCGTCTGGGTCTTGTAAAAACTGTCGCCCCGATCTAATATCGGGTTGATAATGCGCCGATAAAGGGGAGGGAGCATTTCCCTCCCCTTTTTACTTGAAAATCAGGAGATAACCCATGGCCGAAGACCTGTTCAAGGACACCGCGAAAACCGGGGACGCAGCACCCAAGATGCACCCGAAGCCTGAGCCAGAGAAGAAGGCTGAGAAACCCGAAGCTGAAGCTAAAAAGCCAGTGGAGGAAGAAACCAAACCCACCATGCCCGATGAACTGACCATGCTGAAATCCCGTGCCAAACTAATGGGCGTCGAATACAGCAACAACA